CCATAGTAGAGAAGACACGTTTAAGAGTTCCATCAATATTCATTACAAGGTTAATAGTGTTAATACCTGCTAAACCACTTTGGTTGAAATCAGGTTTGCCGAAAATGAATGGGGAACAGAAGATTGGTTCAGTGACATTAATTTGTAAGACAACATTCCAATATTCACCAGCATCACCAGTAGCGACTGGTGAATTATCAACAGGAGTAGAACCACCAGCAGTGGTATAACGATAAATTTGACTGACAGGAGCGACGGGATTTGTAGTAGGAGTATTTGATAGAGGATAAGAACCACGAGGAACTTGGTCTATATCGTATGAAGAAGTGTTATATGAAGCAAGAGGATTGTTAGTTGCTAAATAACCTGAACTGTATTGGGCGTATTGACTATCAGGAAACGATGGGGTCAATCCTGAATATCTTAAAAGTTCTCTTGAATTATTCATTCTTAACAGAACATCAATAATATCTTGTGTGTTGGTTGAAACATTTGAGTTGTTAATAGTAGCAGTTGTGGTTTGGAATGACTTACTCATAGGAAATGCTTGGAAAGCATCGGTTTGTCCGTAATTAAATGCTAAATCCCCTACTGGAACTGCTGTATAACCTTGTGGATTTGGACTTGGAACTTGACCGATAGTAAGAGTAATAGTCATTAAAGCGTTGATTAAAACTTCACGATTGATGACTACACTTTCACTTGGAATTTGAACGTTGAAAGTAAGATTTGAATTGCTATTTGAAACAGCAGTAAATTGTTGAAATGTGTTTGAAGAAGCACCTTGATAAACGGCGAAGGCAAGGTCATCGGTGATTTGGGCGATTTTGCTGTCAGTCACCAAAGCAGTATGAAATAACGGAGCGTCCATCTTATATAAATTAGCAATATATTTTTTTTTATAAATACTATACTATTTATAAAAAACTCGCCTAAACAATTCAATACGTTTTCTCTTCCTAAACTACTGATTACCATTGTTAGTGACAGACGATTTTTTAGTGAATAACAATTTCATAGCACAAGAGTTTCCTGTTGCTAATCTAAATGGAACAAAATTACCTAATTTTGACTTCCAAAATACTTGAATGTTGATATTTGTTAAAGGAGTATTACCGACCATGTCAATTAATCTATATTGAGCGTCAGGAGCATATATAAGAGTAGGTTTATAACAAATGTCAGCACTCGCAATATCAGTTATAACTTGGGCGAAGTTTGAGTTATTACTATTAGGATTTAAATTGTATAAAACACCATTATCAAATGCTTGTGGAGGAGACAATCTATTAGGAATAATAGGAAACGTAGCACTCGTGAATACAATTGAGGAAACAGGCGTCCATAGAGCAGTCGTGTCCCATTCTTGATTGATTTGGATACATATAGTTTGAGTAGCAGGAGGAACTACTACAACAGGTAAATAAATGGAGTTTAATCCTTGTAAATTTGGGACACTAATGTTATAATTCAATCCATTTGAAACTCCTACACTTCCTTTGTAAGTTGCTGGAAAACTGCTAAATAATGTGTATAATGCTTGGTTAAAGTAGAGTGAGTATGACGGAGAAGAACCCCCGAAATTGGTTTGGTCTAAATATAGCGAAGCACTATTAGATGATGTATTCCAACCCATTACGGCAATATCAGTAGAAGCAGTAAGACCAGCATCGGTTAGTGCTTGTTGTAGAGCATTATTAACTAAATCAACAAACCATTCAAAATTATAACAAAAATACCATTCACTTGCTATTTGTGTTGGTGATGTTGCTGTTGGGGCAGGTGGAGCAGGGACATCAACATTTTGTATTTGAGGCAACCAATCTATATATACTTGGTATGGAGTTGCGGGTGTAGTTGTATTATCCAAAATTGTTACTGAATAAATAGTTTTAGAATTAGTAGCAGGAGAACCCTGTGATATTTGCGTATAATAATCTTCTATAACAGGAGCAAGTATAGGTAATGAAGTCGTATCAAGTTGAAATCTAACAATAGATAAATAGTAATCACCTGTGTTATTAATAATAGCATTCTGTCTTTGTTCGTTAAATATTAATACAGGACTATTCACTGGATTAACATCTCCATTATTAATATTAGCAATAGTTAAATCGTAATATACTTGGTCGGGATTAGTTTCCTTCTTTCTTAAATCAAGTTGGGACATCTTATATATATATTACACAAATATTTTTTATCAATTATTATTTCTAAATCTAAATTTCCTTTTAGAGAGACCTTTTTAGTATGGTAGTAAATAGGTCTCTCTTGATTTCTACTTGTAAATATCTAAATATATCTCAATTTCAATTATAGATTTCTACATTTTGATATATTTTTGATTTCTAATAGTAATAATTTTAAAATTATTACTTGTATATATCTATTTTGCTATATATGTAGAAATCTAATATGAATAGTTAGATATAATTAGATTATTAATTGTAAAAATCTAATTATTGCTTTGTATTTTGGTTTTTATTTTGATAGTTAGAGAGACCTTTCTACTAATATACTAAAAAGGTATTAAACATCACAAGCAATAACTACGCTTGGTGTTGAGTTTGCTCCTGTTACTGACGTTGCGAAATATTGTAGAGTGCTTGGAGTAGTATCATTACCACCACCGAAACTTAATAATTCATATACGACTGCTGGTTCAGGCGAACCACTACTTCCAGTATTAATTCCCTTCAAGTAAAAATTTTGTAATTCACAAGCATTCCATTCAGCAATAGAAAGTTGTGTTAAACTTGCTTGTGTTATTGTCGCAGGAGTTCCAGCAACTTGCGTTATTACTCCATTTGCGTATGTTGGTTGGAATGATTGTTATACTGGTGTAGTATTAGAAGCAGTGATATTAATTATACTCTGTGTGACAGCACCGAAAAAAGGTCTTGGTTTTAATGCTATTCCACTTGCTAAACTCATTTTATAATATTAACAGAGATAATTTTTAAAATTTCTTAATTGTTTCTAAATTAGAAATAGGAATGAAATAGTAATCTTTTTCATCATATTGCTCGTTTATTCTTGAATATGGTTTCTTTTCAAATGTGCTAAATAATTCGGGGTCATACTTTATATAACAAAGTTCATCAGTGAAATAAAACAAGAAGTATATATCCTTCTCTGTATCAATGACTTTATTACATGTCATTAAAGTAGTAGGATAATGGTTCTTCCTATTTGTTCTTGACTTCAATTCAAAAATAGCATTTTGATTGTAAAAATCAAATTTCGCCCATCGTTCTTCTGTTGGAGTAATATCTCCAAAATATTGCTCTAAATATGGTAAGACAACTCTTTGCTTTGCCGTGCCTACTAAATAATCTTTTTGGAAATGAACCATTTAGATTTCTACTATACTTATTAGTTAGATTATTTTTTGCTAAATAAACGAATAAAAAAATCTTCTAATAGTATATAATGGAAACTCCACAAAGTTTAGAACAAACTATTCAAACTAATATAACAGATTTAGATTTGAGAAAACATCTCGGCGAAAGTGCTTACGATGATATTATCAAATATAATGAATTAGCAAACGTGAATTCTATCTACGATTTGCTTCCTCACGATAGAAGTTATAAGATTATTCTTATAGAACAGAAACAGAACAGCGGACACTGGGTCGCCATCTATCGCTATACAGACCCTCAAACAAAGAAGGACACATTAGAAGCATTTGATAGTTACGGAAACTTTATTGATGGTGAATTGAAATTCATACCTAAAATGATAAGACGTTTATTAGGAGAGGAGAAGAACTTGCTTACTGACTTATTTAAAAAACTACCGAAAGACGTTCCAGTTGTTTATAACAAAAAGAAGTTTCAAAAACTTAAAAACGGTATTAATACCTGTGGTCGTTGGGTTATTTTGAGAACAATAATGATGAAGGACTTTTATTATAATTTAGAAGAATTCATTGACTTTATTAACAAATGGAAAGAACAAACAGGAATGACTGGTGATGAATTAGTTGCTTATTGGGTCAAATAATAATATTACTCTTTTATATAGTGATTTTCAGCAGTGGAAGTAGATGTCCCCATGTCGTTAGTATCTTTCTTCAAATTATCCATTGTATCACTATATTTTGAAGTTAAGAATATCTTGCGAAGCATACTTGCTCCTATCTTTTTATCAAATATCTTATAAAGCAAACGAGTGAAGTCATTATTATTTGTATAAGGTTCGCCGTTATAATTCACGATAAAAGGGATATGAGTTTTCTTTGTAAGTATCTTTCGTAATGGGTGATGTTTCAAATATAAATCTATTACCTCTCTTAATTCAGGTGAAATTCCTATTTCTTGATTTTGATATGTTTTAGATGTCTTAAATTTTGTAAAGACAAATTTGTTGTCATTCAAATCAACCCAATTATAATCTTTAAAACAATCTAAATTCTTGAAATCAGGGTTCTTGGTAATTAAAGCATTTTGATAATCAGCATTTCTGCGTGGTGGTTGTAATGTG